CAGGATCGCGCGATCCTTGCCGCGCATCTTGTCTTTGGCGCTGTTGGCGTAGTTCACGTTGTACGGCGGGTCTGTGAAGACCATGTCGACCGGCTCGCCTTGCAGCAATGCCTCGTAGCTTGCCGCCACGGTGGCATCGCCGCACAGCAGCCGATGCTGGCCCATGATCCAGACATCGCCTGGGCGCGAGATCGGTGTCTCGCTGACCTCGGGCACCGCATCCTCATCGGTCTGGCCCTCGTTGTCCGGCTCGTCGCCCGCGATCAGTTCCGCCAGCGCATCGGCGTCGAAGCCGGTGATGTCCAGATCGAAGCCGTCCAGCTGCAAGGCTTCCAGTTCGACCCGCAACATCGCGTCGTCCCAACCCGCGTTCTCGGCGATGCGGTTGTCCGCGATGACCAGGGCGCGGCGCTGCGTTGGCGTCAGGTGATCGAGCACGACCACCGGCACGATCTCCAGCCCGAGTTTCTGAGCGGCGGCCAGCCGTCCGTGGCCAGCGACGATGATGCCGTCGCTGCCCGCCAGGATCGGGTTGGTGAATCCAAACTCCGCGATGCTGGCAGCGATCTGCGCCACCTGCTCCTCGGAGTGGGTGCGCGCGTTGCGGGCGTAGGGCAGCAACTTGGCGGTCGGCCACTGCTCGATCTTGTCGGCCAGCCAGTTCATGCCACCACCTCGGCATCAAAGATGGCGACGCGTTCGGCGGCGACCTGTTCGAACGATTGGCCTGTTGCCAGTAGCGTGACCGGCACACCGGGGTGGTTCTGCTGGAAGCGCTTGATGGCGACGTCCACGTACTCCGGCGCGATTTCCACGCTGCGGCAGACGCGGCCCGTGCGCTCGGCCGCCAGCATCGTGGTGCCGCTGCCGCCGAAGGGTTCGAACACGATGTCGCCCACGTCCGTGTAGGCCTCGATCACGAACTCCGGCAGTGCGACCGGGAACACGGCGGGGTGGTCGATGTCCTGACCGATCTTGCCCTTGTGGCGCATCACGCGGATCACGCTGTCGGGGATGCGCGTGTCCTGCGTCGGCAGGCCCTTGTGCGTCCAGCCGCCGACTTCGCCGTCCTTGCCCCGCATCGCCGTGGACGAGCCATCGGCGCGCAGGTGCGATTCCTGCCCGGCGTGCTTGCAGGGCACGATCTTGTTCGGCTTGCGGCTTTCGCGGTTGAAGTGGAAAACGAACTCGAAGCTCGGGGCGAAGCGTCCTGCCCAGTCGCCGGGCATCCCCGGGCCCTGATCCCAGACGTACCACGCGAAGCGCCGCCAGCCCTGCTGACGCATCCAGCCGAGCCATGCATCCCAATACGGGATCACCTCGTTGTCGCGGTGAATCAGCCCGAGGTTGACCAACACCTGACCATCGCCCGCCATCGGCAGGTGCGCGAACACGCCGCGCATCAGACCATCCCAATCGGTGATGCCGCCCGAGGTGTAGTCGCGCTGATTGCCGTAGGGAGGCGAGGTGAAGCACAGCCTTGCCGTGCCGCCGTCCATCAGCGCAGCGACCACGGCCCGGTCGGTGGCATTGCCACAGATCAGCCGGTGCGACCCGATGGCCCAGACATCGCCGGGACGGGACACCGCCACGACAGGGGCATCCGGTACGTCGTCCGCCGCATCCGGTTCGTCGGCATCAGGCTCCGGGTCGGTACCGGCGTCGGTCACCTCACCCGTGAGCAGCGCCTCAATCTCAGCATCCTCGAAACCGGTCAGGGCAAGGTCGTACCCGGCCTCGGACAGGTCGGCCAACTCCAGCGCCAGCATCTCCTCGTCCCAGCCCGCATCGAGCGCCAGCCGGTTGTCGGCGATCACCAGCGCGCGCTTCTGCGCGACGGTCAGATGGGCCAGTTCGATCACTGGCACCTGATCCAGCCCCAGCTTGCGGGCAGCGGCCAGACGCCCGTGCCCGGCGATGATGCCGTTGTCGCCGTCGACCAGGATCGGATTCGTCCAGCCGTACTCGACGATGCTGGCCGCGATCTTGGCGATCTGACCCTCGGCGTGCGTGCGCGGATTGCGGGCGTAGGGAATCAGCGCCTCGACCTTGCGGTACTCGACGTTGAGCGTGTTCAAAGTGGATTTCCCAAAAGCAAAACCCGCCGAGCGTTGCCGCCGGGCGGGTTGGATGGATGACGATTCTGGTAGGGTGGTAACTGCGGCTTGGGGTGGTAACCGGGGGCGGTAACCTGACCGACTGGTAACCTTGTCCGCGCCCTGACGCTAAAAAAGCGTCGCGCTCGCGCCCCCCGCATGGGACTTTCGGCAGGAAGGACCCCTTTTGCCTCGGGCCGCTCGCCGAACCGTCACCGCTGTCCAGAAGATAGCTGAAATACTACCCCCGGCCGGGGTGATTTGTTGCACGGGCAAAAGCCGCTGTAGGTATCCGATGGCAGCGCATGACAGCCTACCCACGCCCATTCGCGTTCAAAGACGATCCTGCGACAACGCAGCCGTTGAGCTGGTCAGCCACGATTTCCAGCGCCCGTTGCCAGCGCCGCCACGCCGTCGTCCGGTCGCAGGCGAAGCGGATCGTGATGTCGCGCCAGCCGTAGCGCTTGGCCCGCATCCACACCAGATGGCGCTGCTCGACCTCCAGCCACTGCACCCACTTCATGGTCTCCAGCATCCGGTCGACGGCGTCGGGTGTGGGTGGGAAGGGTCGGTAGACGTGCTCGTCGGCGGCAAAGGCTTCCCACTCCTTGCGGACGATGATGGGCCAGGTGTTGAAGTAGCCCTGCACACGCACCGGTGGCAGGCGTCGTCCGGTGCTGGCGGCTTCCTCGAAGCGTGCAGCCACGTCCTCAATCGTCCAGTCGTTGCGGCCCACGTCACACCTCCTGTTCAAGGTCGTGGTGGTGGACAGCCCAGTGCAGCAGGGCCAGCGCGTCGGCCTCGTTGTCGTCGGCCGGGGCATGACCACGGGCACGGGCGGACGCCACCATCTCGTCCTTGCTGGCGTTGCCCTTGCCGGTGGCGTGCTTCTTGATCGTGCCCACGGGCACGCCCTGGTACGGGATCTGGTGGTGCTCGCACCACGCGGTGAGCGTGGCGAGGAAGCCGCCGTAGGCGTGCGCCGCATCGGTCGAGACGTGGCGGCGGACTTCCTCGAAGTGCAGGCAGTCGATCTCGTCGCAGGACTGTTTGATCTCGGTGAGCCAGCGTTTGAATCGCAGGAAGCGCATTCCGCCGCCTTCGAAGCGCTGTGGCCGGAAGCTCTCGGAGCCGCTGGTGATTTGGCCGTCACTGCCGCGCAGCGCCCAGCCGGTGGTGGTGCCCAGATCGAGGGCGAGGATGGTGGTGGTCATGGTGTCAGTCCTTGTTTTGGCTGGTCTGACGGATCGGACGGGTCGTATCGAAACCTTCCATAAGGCGCGCGCACGCGCACGTGTAGGAGTTACGACGTAGTCCGTCCGATCCGTCAGACGCGGTTGTGTCAGTCATCGGCGTAAGGGGTGTAGGCGGGTGCTGGCGGGTACTTGAGGCCAATGCCCTGAAACCCGCGCAAGCCCATGCCGTTGCGCCATTTATCCAAGCCCCGGTTGAGCAGCAGATCGGCAAAGCGCTTCTGCGAACCGGTGAATTCGCCCGCTGCCTCGGCCCACGGCTTCCAGTCGTTGAACAGTTCTGCCGTCAGCGACTTGGCGTTGGCCTCGCGCACGCAACGCTCATCGAGCCAGCGGCCCAACGCATCCTCGGCTTCGAAATACTCCTCGGTGGCGTCCACCACCCGCTGCGGCGGGGAGAGTCGTCCGTGGCGTTGCCAGTCGAGGCAACCCTGCACGGCCCACGCCAAGATGCCGTCGCGTTCGGCCAGGAGCTTCTGCTGCAGGTTCTTGTCACGGCGCTCGGGCGGCACGGTGATCGTGAAAGGGATCAGGTGCAGCCTGCGTTTCATCGCCTCGTCGATGTTGCGAATGGCGGGCCTGTGGTTGCCCGCCACGACCAGCTTGAACTGCGGGAAGAACTCGAAGAAGTCCTGCCGCATGAAGCGCGCGGAGATCTTGTCGCCCCCGGTCAGGTTCTTGAGCTTGGATTCGGCCCAGCGCTTGCCCTGTTCGGTTTCGATGGCCGCCACGAAGCGTGCGCCGCGCAGCCCCGCCATATCGGTCGGGTGCCGGTCGGTGCGCGTCTCCATGAAGGTGTCCATCGGCGCATTGGTCGCGTAGTCGCCGAGGATGGTGGCCAAGGTGTTCACGAACACCGACTTGCCGTTCGCGCCCGTGCCGTAAAGGAAAGACAGCGCGTGCTCCTGCGTCGAGCCAGTCAGCGCGTAACCGACCATTCGTTGCAGGTAGGACTGAAGTTCCTTGTCGCCGCCCGTGACCTCGTCAATGAACTGCTTCCACGTCGGGCAGTCGCCGCTGGGTGTGGCTGTGGTGATCTTGGTCATCCGGTCGGCGCGCTCGTGCGGGCGCATCCGGCCTGTCTTGAGATCGACCACGCCGCCCGGCGTGTTGAGCAGCCACGGATCGGCGTCCCACTCGTCGGTGGTGGCCGCGTGCCTACGGTCAGCGCGCGCCAGCCGCTCCACACCGCCGACCGTGCTGGCGCTGGCGAGCTTCGCCGCGACCTTGGGGTTGTCGGCGCGCACAGCCGTCTGGCGGCAGACGCTGCGGATCAAGTCCGTGGCGGCCAACGTGTCCTCGGTGCGCCAGCGTTGCCCGTCCCACACCAGCCACTTGCCCCAGCCAGCCACGTAACGCCAGTCGCGGTGGTAGCGGCGGGTGAAGGCCAGCGCCAGCGCGTCTTCGGTGCCCCAGACAGATTCGTCGCTGCTGACCACCGGATCGACGTCATCGGCCACGTCGTGCATCTGCAAGCGTGGGCCGTGGGTGAGAAAGGCTGCGACATCGAAGTCCTCGGCGATGGCATTGGCCACGTCCCAGCCCTCGGCGGCCTCTTCGGGCGGATAGAGAACGTGGCAGGACTTGGCTCCCGCCGACAGGATGGCCTGTGCTGCCTGCGTCGCGTACTCCCAGCCCGGCTTGTCACGGTCGGGCCAGATCAGCACCGACTTGGCCGAAAGCGGCGACCAGTCGGTCTTGTCGACCGGAGCGTTCGCGCCGTGCATCGCGGTGGTGGCCACGATGCCCGCGTCGATCAGCGCCTGCGCGCATTTCTCGCCTTCGACCAACACCACCTGCGCGGCACTGGTCATCCCTGGCTGGTTGTAGAGCGGGCGCGGGTCGGGCGGTGCCATCTTGCGCCGCTTGGCATCCCAGGGCCGGAACTGCTTCTTTTGCCCGGGCGGGTCGTAGCGGTAGACGACGGCGATGAGATGGCCCGCCGCGTCGAGGTAGTCCCACTTCGCGGTGGCGGGGCCGAGTTCGTCGACCGGTGCATCCTTCTTGCTGGCCTTGCGTGCAGGCTTTTCCCGGGCGCGACCGAGCAGATCGGCGGCGGCATCCAGCACACGATTGAAGTCGGTGTGGATGGATAGCGCTAAATGTCCGGCGATCAGCGAAAAAGTATCGCCGCCGTCACCCGTGGCGCGATCTGTCCACAGTCCTGCCTTTTCGCCGTCGAGCACCACCTCGAGACTGTCACCGGGGCTGCCCAGCACATCGCCGATCAGGAACTTGCCCCGGCGCGTCTTGCCTGCCGGGAACAATGTGGCCAGCACCGAGGGCAGACTGGCGATCAGGCCTGCCCGCAGCGCCTCACGCTCGCTGTCATCAAGGATGCGCCGGGGCTCGACGGGCTTTGGGGAGTCGTTGAAGTCAAGCATCGGCGGAACCTCCGATCACGTCGGCGATACCCGCCAGTTCGCGCGGAATGCGTGATACGTGACGCAGCTTGCGCAGAGCCTTGATTTCGATCTGGCGGACGCGCTCCCGCGTGACCTCCATCCTTTCAGAGAGCTCTTCCAGCGTTGTCTCTGAGAAGAAGCGCTCGCGGATCACGTAGGCTTCACGTTCCGTCAGCGAGTCGATGGCATCTTGAATGATGCGACCGGCCTGGGCCTGCGTTGCGAACCGCAGTGGGTCGACAGGTGCTGCGCCGACCAGAGCCTGCACACTGTCCGCGTCCAGTTCGATGCTGGAATGATTCCTTGCCAGTGGCTGGAGTTGGGCGTCCGACCATAGATCAGAGGGTGAAGCATTCAGGAAGTCGCACAGGGCCCACGCGCACTGCCGCAACAGCCCATCGGGCGTCAGCGGCGAACGCGTGAGGTTGAAGTACGGCAGCAGCGCGCCGCTGTAGCTGATGCCGACCTCCTCTGCGAACTGCGCACCGGGTCGGTGCCCGGCCTGCTCGATGGCACGCAGCAGACGGGCGTTGCGCACGGAGATGCGGACACGGTAGTCACTCATGTGCGCCTCCTTGCGTGTCTGCCCACGCGATGAGTTCCGACATCCGGAAGCGAACCATCTGGCCGACCCGGTAGTACGGAATGCGCTTCGAGACGCGGCACCGTGGCTTGGTGAGGTAGTACGGCGGGAGATTCAACAGGCGGGCGGCTTGGCGCGCGCCCACCATCGGTTCCGCCGCTGATGCTTGTGAGTAGGAGTTCATTGCGTCCTCCAGCAGCGGTCTTGCCACGCACACATCCGGCACTCGAAGTGGGTCGGGTCGTTGAAGGCGCGCGGCAGGAGCTCGCCCGCCTCGGTGGCCGTGATGACCTTCACCGCCCGATCCGACATGCGCTGGGCCAGCGCCGCGTCAAAGGGCACGAGCTCGGTGTAGATCTCCATCGTGTCGGCGTTGAGGGCCGTGAAGATCGCCGGGTGCTCGTGCAGTTCGAGATAGGCTTGGTAGATCGCCACTTGCGCGGCGTAGATGGGCTTGGAGATGGCCAGCCCCTTTTTCTCCAGATCGCTCCAGGACTTGTTGCCCAGACATTTGCATTCCCAGAGCGCGGGATAGGCGAAGCCCTCGGGGCCCGCGACGATGACGCCGTCGACGTGGCCTTGCAGGCGACCGTCGGCCACGGAGAAACCGAACTGCTCACCGTCTGACTTGCGGGTGCGCAGGTCGAAACCCGCGTCCCGCAGCCACGCGACCATGCAGTCCTCCATAACGTGGCCACGCTCGAAGATGCGCAGCATCCGGCCCGGGATGTCACGCCCGTGGTCGATGGGAGCTTTCGCGTACTCGAACTGCAGCGCGCGCTCGCAGGCCACGCCGAGACGCGAGGCCCCGAGGTACTGGCGCTCGGACTGGCGGGCGCGGGCCTGTCGCATCCCGGCGTCGACCAGCGCCGTGATCTGGCCCGAGAGGCTCGAAGTGGAATTGAAGTCCATCATGGCTTCTTCCCCTTCGGTTCTTCCCAAGGCAGGTCGTCCTCCAGATCCGCGAACGGATTGGCGGCATCGGGTGCCAGCGGATCGGGGATCAAAGGCAAGCCCCGTACGGGCGGGAACTTGGTGGCCTCGTGGTGCGCGACCATCGCGTCCGACCAGCAGGTGACGATGGCGTCGATCACCTGCAGCGCTTCGGTTTCGGAGTAGTCGCCCAGCGGTTTGGCAAACCCGATCTCGCCCGCAGCCTCGCCGAAGGCCTTGAGGCACTGGCGCATCGCGGCCAGTTCGACATCAGACGGATCGATCATGGCGACCTCCGTCTGGTCGATGCGACCTTCCTTGGCGCGCTGCCAGTTGCCGTACAGCCCATGAAATGCGTCCTGACAGCGGCGCGAGCAGAACACCCAGTCGAGCACGTAGCGGCGCGGATCGGCGGTCTTGAAGCGACCGTCCGTGTGGCCGTAGCCGCGTGCTTGTCGTTTGCAGACCCAGCATTTCACGCCCCCTCCTCGAGTTCATCGAGCAGCAGGCCCAACTGCAGGGCAGCACCAGCGAACGCGGCTTCGCAGCGGCGGGCGAAATCGCGGTAGTTCATCGAGCTGCGCGCAATCGCCGTGACCGCGTGAATCTGCGATTCCAGATGCGCCAGCCCCTGCTCGGACAACCACTGGTGGTGCTTCTGCGAGATGCCCTTGCGGTTGCGGATCTCGCCCAGCAAGTCCTCCGGCAGCACCGGCCCGTAGACCCAACGCAAGGTGATCTGGCCGATGACGTGGGGCGGGTTCTGCTCGTGCCCCTGGTATCGCCAGTTGAAGAGGCGGTACAACGCCCGGTAGTAGTCCGGGTGGAAACGCCGCTCCCACGATGCGCAGGACTGACGCAGCAGTTTGTTGATCAACTCCTGCAGCGCATCAGGGGCGCGGTGGTACTGAAACCCGGTGGCCTCGTCGATCAGTGCGGTTTCCCCGGTGACCGCCAGCGCCGAGAGAATCTTCCGGCAGTTGGGGATGAGGTGCTGGCGCTTGGGGTGCAAATGCCCCAGCAGCGCGGCATCGATGACGCCGAGCGCCACGTCGCCGACGATCCCGGCCGGAAAGAACGTCCCGGTTTGACCCGATGGCAGGCGAACCTTTGCGTACCCTTTTTTCTCGAATTCCGACAAGGACTTAGCCGCAAATTCTCGGATCAAAGCGCCGATTTGCGTACCCGGGCTTTTCTCCCGTAGGCCCAGCGCGCGGGCCAGTTGGCGCTGGACGTAGCCGCGTTCGCCGGTGGTGAGCACGACCGCTTCGCAGTCGAGATCGCCGAAATGCACGACGCCGTAGTGGCTGGCAGAGAGGATGGATTCGTTCATAGCGGCCTCCCTCACTGCGCCCACGACGGTTTGCCCGTCACGGGTGCGCGTTGCGAAGCCGGTGCCTGATACGCGGGCGCTGCCTGCGCCGGAGCGCCGGAGGTGCCGCCGCCCGACGCCTTGGGCGGCACGCCCATCAACTTGGCGTAGTCGGGGTGATCCGGTTCGACCGCCACCTTGACCACGTTGCGATCCTGGCCCTTGCCGTCCTTCTCGATGTCGACGCGAGCGAGGAACTCCAGGCCGTCCAGTTCGTGGAAGCCCTGGATGCGGCGCGCGGCGGCGGCCTGCGGGCTGTTGTCCTGCGGGTGGACGTTGCGGGCGCTGTTCAGCGCGGCACGGATGAAGCTGCGCCCCATTTGGCCCCAGGTCGGGCCCTTCTTGGAGTGCAGCCCGATGTTCGACCACATCCGGCGTTTGCCGTATTCGCCTGCAGTCACCACGAACTCGGCGGCGAGATAGATGGAGCCGGTATCGAAGGACTCGGTGGCGTAACCGCCGCCCCATCCCTGCGACGGATCGTCATAGCCACCCGGCTTGACGGTCATGCGCACCGGCACCACGGTGCCCTTGGGGATCAGATCGAAGCCGGACTGTTGGGGATCGGCATCTTGAAAATCAAAGTAGTTGGAAGACATGGCGATTACTCCTGGGATTCGGTGGGGGTCGTGGTGGCGGCGCTGGCGGGCGTAGCGGATGCGCCCGCGCACTTGGCGATCAGCGCGCCGAGATGCGGCGGCTCCAGCAGGTCGAGACGACCGCTGCGGTCTTTGGCCGGGAAGCCGTAGGGATTGACGGTGTGGGTGACGAAGGCGCGGTAGGCGCTGCCGTCCTCGGCCTTGATCTCGGCCAGCGTCACGACCTCGTCGACGATGCCGGGCAGCTCCAGGCTGGTCTTGCTGCCTTCGATCTGCGGCACGAACACCTTGCGGTTGTAGTCATCGAGGCGTTCGTCGAGGATGGCCACGAACACGACGTTCTTGCCGCGTGCGTGCTGCAGGTGGGTCAATGCACTCACCATTTCCTGGCCCAGCAGGCCGTAGGCACCGCGCAGATCAGGCTTGCCGGAGCGGTCGCTGGTTGCACCGGGTTGCGTCTTGCACCACGCGAAGCATTGGCGCGACAACTGCGTGATCGAGTCGAGGAAGAATGTCTGGTAGCGGTCGAGCTGCGTCGCGTCGCCGAACTTCTCGATGACGTGGTCGTAGTGCGCCTGCGAGAAGGCAGACTCCGGCGGCAGCGACTTGTCCGGGCCCGCGAGGAACACGAAGAAGTCGCGGCTCTCGGGCCAGGACGCCGGTCGGATGGTGTCGCCCGGCCAGTCGGCCACTGCCAAGTCCCCGGCCTCGATGTCGATGAACAGCGTGGTCTTCGGATCGAGGTCTTTGAGCCGGGTGGTCTTGCCGATGCCGGACTTGCCGAGCATCAGCAGCTTGACGCCCTTGCGCTCGGCCATGCGCTCGACGGCGGACACGATGGGGAGCCGTTTCATGCTGCACCCCCATCGAGCGTCAGGGTGATGGTCGGCTTGCCTTCCTCGACCGTGCGGGCGGCGGCGAACTGCTCCTGCAGCGCTGTGGGCCAGTTGGTGTAGCGGGACTCGGACACCGACAACTTGATGTCGATGTAGTCCTCCACCTTGTCGCCCGAGGCGACGATGCGCTCGGCCATCTCCTTGAGGATGGTCTGGCTCCAGATGACCTTCTTGGGGAGTTCGTACTTGACGTGCAGCGCGCCGTCGTTGACGTGGGCGGTGCCGAAGTCGCGCCCGGAGTCACGCAGTGCGGTACGGGCCTGCTCGCCGTAGCGCTGGAGCTTGGCGGCATCCAGCTTGGCGCGCAGTGGCTTGAGAAACGCGATGGCCTCGTCGACATTGCGCTCGGCATCCAGAAAATCCTGGATCGGTGCAGCCGCCAGTTCAGCGACGGTCATGCTCGCGAGGTCGGCCGGATAGAGAGTCAGTTCTTTCATGGCTGCTCTCCTCAAACCGGCACACGTTCGGACGTCGAGGCGTAGACGTGACGCTTCTCGTAATCGAGCACGCCGTTCTCGCCATCGAGGGGATAGGCCACCTTCTTCGAAAACTTGTTGAAGACAGGGCCGCGACCCATGCCGCGCCAGCGCGTGAGCGTCTTGGGCGACATGCCCCAGCGGTTGGCCAGTTCGACCTCGCTGAGGAATCGCCGCTGGGACAGCGCTGCGGATTCAGGGGTGGGCGTCGAACTGAATCCGACGCCGGAATTGAGGCCCGGTGTGCCACCGAAGCCTCCTGACAGTGCCATTGAATAGGCCATTGCCGTGCTCCTTCCCGTTCAGGGATTGGGGCGCGACCGGTGGCCAGTCCTGTACTGGCCGTTGATGCCGGTTCACGCCTTCATCGGGGAAGGCGCTACATCCTGCGTAGCAACAGCTACTTTTGGCGTAGCCGAAAAATATTTCCTGCGAACCCCCCGCTACCCGAGGGACGCAATCAACCGGCGTTGCTCATTCCAGTCCAAGGGCACCTTGGCCCGCAGGATGGCTTCCAGGGACACCGCCCGGGGCAGCCGCCCTTCGTAGGCGGCCTGGACGATGTCGGGGGCGAGAAGCGTCAGCCGCAGCAGATCGTTGACCGTGGAACGGTGGATGCACTCCCGTTCGGCGATCTCGGTGCCGCTGGCCACCGTCCCGTTGTCGATCAACTGCTGCCAGTAGATGCCGCGCCCCAGGGCCTTGAGCAGCGGGCGATCCTGTTCGGGGGTGAGCACCGGGGTATCGGTAACGGCAATCGGCTGGCTGACGCCTTCCGGGGCGACGATCACCTTCTTGATGCCACGCTTCTTGAAATGGAAGGGCACGAAAGTGGTGATCCGGACACCGCCGCCCTGCAGCGGGTGGCGGCGTTCGTGGGGTTTGCCATCGCCGATCAGCTTCTTGGACGAGCGGTTCAT